TGACATTCTTGGTAATGTTATTTGAACAGGTTTATTTAAGTTTGGCTCCTGTTCCAATCTTGCCAAAAACTTCTGTGTTGGTCCATATGCCAAAGGAACTTTTACTACAGAAAAAACATCATCGGAATCATTTTTTCTTTTAATTGTAATATCATTGAATAAAGAACCAAATCCTATAATAGTTCTTCTCAATATTTCGTGGTAAAAATATTCAAACATTTTTTATTCTCTTCTAATTTTAAGGATTACCAAATGGATTTAATTCACTGAAATCAATAATCGAATCTGCTTCTTCTTCTATTTCAGAATTTTCCGCAAACTTATCAACAATATTGTTAGTATTTATACCTCGTAACGTGTAATTCGCCCCAGATTTTTGTCCAGTTATTGTTTCTCCTGCCACAAAAGATCCCGTTATTGTTGCTACTTGTAAAACTTGAGTTACTGCATCCCAAGTTCTAACTTTAGCGGTTACACCACTTACACTACCAATAACAGATTCATTTGAAAAATATGTTCCAAATCCTGTTAAGACTGGTGAACTAAAAATTACCTGTGGTGGTGATGTGTAGTTTAGTCCAGCATCAGTTATTGCAATTCCAGTTACTGTTCCATTTTGAATTATTGCTTTACCGTATGCGGGAAGAGAAGATGTGCCGGCAAAAGAAACTGTTGGTGGTGCTGCATATCCAGATCCTCCACTAGTTATAGATACTATTCCAACAATTCCATCACCAATAAAGCAAGTTGCTGCTGCACCAGATCCCTTATTACTTCTAAAAGTAATCTTTGGTGGAGTTGTATAGTTGCTTCCTGGATTTGTGATAGTAACACTTTGCACTCTTAAAAGATTTGGATCAGACTCACAAAAATCTACAATTCCACTGATCATCTGCGCCACACCCGTTGCAGTTGTTCCAGAACCAGGAGCTGCTCCGAATTGCACAGATGGTGCAGATCTGTATCCACTTCCCCTATTTGTAATCTTAACTAATCTGACCCCACCATTAACTATTCCTGCTATTGCTGATGCAGTGGATCCAAATCCAACCATCTGTAAAGTTTGTATATATCCTTCTTCCTCAACATTGTCATCGATATTATCAATTCCAGTATCAATAATTTCATCACCGTAACGGAATAGTTCACAAGTTAATTCATAAACATAATTTTTTTGTAATTGGTAAAAAGGTTTTTCGTGCTCAACATATTTAATTTCAAATAAACGATCACCTAGAGGGAAATAAATCAAATCTCCTTCTTTTGGTCTAGTTGAAAGTTTAGTGTTTGCAGTTCCTGCAATGAATGGTGAAATATAAGACTCGAATCTTTCTCTTGAAATTATTAAAGTTAAATCGTCAAGTTCCTGAATTCCAAACTTTGATAGTATAGTTCCTTGCCCACCATACCCCTCATAGGTATCGACATACGCCTCTATTGGGTATGCTTTGCTAAATTGAGATTCTATTACTTCCTTTATAACAGTTTTTTCTGTTATATATTCTCTAGGCAAATAATATACTTCAACTCCATAGATTTTCAACTGCTCGTTAATAAGGTCTTGGATAAGGTTTTGTTCTCCAATAGAACCTTGTAAAAAAAATGGATTTAGCATATGATTATCCTATCATATCTAATGGTGGTAATTCATAAGTATTAGACATTTTTTCCATTAAATCGTCAATTTCTCTTTGACCATCTTCATATAACTGTCTTCCATTAAATTCAATGCCACCGGGAAGTTTGACTCCATTGAATTTAATTAAATTTTGTCCCCACTGCCTTTTTATCAGTGAAGTTAAATATTTTTTCAAAAACAAATCATTCCAAACTTGATTTGATTCATTTGGATTTATTGCTCTGTGGCAATCTATTACAAAATATTGATTTGTCGATAAAGTAGACCAATCAATATCCAAATATAATCTATCGGATCTTTTATTAAATCTTATCTGTTTCTGCGTGGTTAATAGCCACTCCATATCTTCTAAATATCTTTTAACCATAGAATAGGTCAAAAGTTCCGTTGATCCCCAGTAGTAAATATCATTCAAAAATAACTGATACTTCACACTAAACATATTGTTAGTGATAGAACTTGTGGAATCAAAATGAAATATTCTAGTAACACCTATAACATCGGGTGGAACTTGCAAATAATTACTATTTTCATAATAAGTAAACGTTGTTGCTGTTCCAACTATATTTGCTGTAGCAGAAGTGGATGCTATTCCAGGTCCATTTGGTGGTTTTGCTCTGCCCCTATCAATATCTTGCTGAGTAACTTTATATTTTAGAAAGGTTGGAGTTACACCATCAAAATGCCTATCTTGAAAGAACTGAATAGCGTCATCCACAAGATCTTCAATTTGCTCGTCAGCAACGTTTATTTCTAAAACTGGATATCCCAGTTTTCTTTTACAATAGTCTATTAGTTCTTGTCTTGTGGATGGTTGTGCCATTATAGACCTAAGTTGGAGATTACTTCTTGTTGGCTTAGATATAATTTAATATATGCCTTGGCATAATCTTTCAATATTTCATTGTCATCTATACTATCTATATCTCTAGACAATTTCTCATATTCAAATAATTTAGAAATACTTTCTAATGTAATTTTATTTGGATCCATTTACCAACTCCTTTAGAAGATTTTTAATTTCATTCAAATCACCTTTTAGAGTATCTATTTGGTTTTCCAAATCAGATACTCTTTGTTCTTCTCTTTTTTTAATCTCTTTCATCTTCATATAATTTTTATATGAATCAAAATCAAAATTAAGTATTGCACCCGTTTCAGTATCTCTTGCTAAATTGTCATGACCATCTACTTTTAAATATTTCATAATTTATTTTTATGCAAGTGAAATAACTCTCAGATCCCTTAATCTTGGTGGGAATGCTTGTGATGTTGAAGAAGCAACCAACTTAATAGCAAAGTATTTGAAACTTCCCAAGTTATCTATACTGAATTCATAATCTCTAAAGTAGTCTGGAGTATTTCCTTCGGAGAACAAGGAATTATTAGGAACTTTCTTATCTGGTAGTCCATTACTACTTGAAAGATCAATAATTTCTCCAGATTCTAAACGATTTGTATATCCAGGGAAAGGATAGAAAATAGGTTGATCATTTGGATCTGCCAATGTAGCATATAATGCTCTTAGATCACTATACTGGTTAACATAAGCAGATACGATTAATTTCAATGAAGTTGCTGGAACTTGCAAACCTATTGGTTTAGAAGCATAAACGAATGCAGATGGATCTTCAATAATAGTAGAAACTCTGTTGTCGGAAGCATAATCTACAATCACATTGTTTACTCTTTGTGAAGTTAGGTTTACACCAACTCTATCCAAATCAATTGCAGGACTTAAACGATCATTTGTTGTAACAAGATTTAATTTCAATTCAAAAGACTTATTATATGGCAGTGCATCCAACAATTCATCTTCATTAATTTTGGAGCAGATTAATCTTGGGGAAGAAAGATAATTCATTTCCCTAAGGGCAATTCTTTCAAATCCTTGATCTATGAATGAAACTTCATTTCCAGATACGCTTGTTCCACTAACGCTTCTCATCGAAGAAATTATTGAAGTTCCTGGCAAACTAGTTGTTGATACATTTGGTTCAATAATTTCATACTGGATATTTCTGGATATAGATATTGCATTTCCTCCAATATTCTTACTAGTCGGTAAGTATAGTGATGATAAAGTTCCAAAACCAGTTCTATCAGTCATAGTTCCATTTTGACTGCTCATATCAAGTTTTACAGTAAAATAATCCAATCCTATCGAGTCTTCTACGGTGCTATCCTGTAATAAGTGAACTTTATTAATACGTCTCAGGGATATCCCTTCAATTTCATATTTGAACACTCTTGCGAAATTGGCAACATAGTCTACTGATGGAGTATCATCAATATTTCTGGTTATTCCAGTTAAAGTTAGAGTGTTTGGAACTACTCCAGTGTATCTGATTATTTCATCATTAATTTTAACATATCCGGGATTTGATGTGCTTACACCAACACCTTCAAATGTTAAGAAGTCTGAAATATCAGAAACATTAAATGATCCACTCTCAGATCTTAGGTAGTTTTGTAAAATAACGACAGAAGGCTTGTCTGGTTGTACATTTTTAATCAGAACACGGTTTGTTTCTGCGTGCATACCATGGTTGGATGCATTAACTCTCAGGTGCAAACCATCACTTATAGTTTGTATTCCATTATTCGAAATGAAGATGTTTCCTGAGGTTCCATTCAAGTTTGTTGCAACTCCAACCCCACCAACATCAGTCAAATACTGCAGAGTGTTTCCAACTCCAGTCACAAAATCTCCTTGAACGTTATCTATGATGAGTTGGTTTACTGAAGATATTCCTGCTATTGATAGCAGTAAGTTTCTTCCAGAAGATCCTCCAAGTTGATCGACTCTTACAACTTCACCAACTTCATATCCAGTTCCACCATCAAAAATAGTCGCAGCAATAGCAACACCATCTCCACTACCTCCTCTTCCTATTGTAATATCGGCAGTTGCATCTACTCCATTTCCGGTTATTGATATGAGAGGTACACTTAAGTATGTTAAAGCAGATCCATCTGAAGGAGTATATCCAATTCCAGGATTTACTATTGTCAAATTACCGGAAGCAGATCCAGTTTTTCCAACAAGATTTCCTCTTGCATTTGATCCGTTTTGTAAAATTGTATTTCCAATATTTACATTTGTATCTGATAAGTTAGTTGTTAGTCCGATTCTAATTTTTCTTGAATCAACTTCAATTGGATTAGATACTAATCTTGAAATTTGATTATTATTTTCATTTAACTCTGGGCTAAAGAAGCTCACAGAACCTTCTGGAACAAATATCGCACTGTTTAATGTAAACTTCAAATCTTCAAACTGACTTGCAGTCCAAGTAGAAGCATTCTGCGATTTAAATAGGACTCCAATTCTGCTAATATCTGGCTGAGAAGAAACAACTATTCTTTCAGATTCGGGTCTATTTACGGTTGTGATATCAGTTTCACCTAATTGTGAGATCCAAACGAAATATTCGGTTGAATCTGATCTTATTACGATTGCATGTTCACCAGTTTTAAGATATACTGGAGCATTAAATTCAACTCTCGTTGCTTGGGAAGCATCATCAGAAATTGAAATTTGTTCGGGATCCAGAATAACTTGACTGAATGGGTATATTTCCTCAGTTGGAACTCCCAATCTCATTGGTCTTAATTCAACAATAACGGGAAGAGTTTCATCTTTTGATTGGAAGAACAAATCTAAGGATGTTACAAATCTTCCATTAACATCGGAAATAACAAATGATTGTGCTAATGGATCTATGCCTCCAACACCCTTCTTAGCTGATCCGAGGGCGGTTGACTGTGGTTGTTTCCAGAATAGGACAATGCCACCATTAGCACCAATTCCACCTTTAGCCCCTCTGGCGCCACCGCCACCACCACCACCAAAGTCTCCACCTCTTCCACCTTCTAGAGTATTGCATCCGGGTGATGCATTGCGATCACCACCGCCGCCGGTTATTGCTTTTCCTAATCCACCGAATCCACCACGGGCTCTAGATGTGCCTGGTGGGGATGGTGAGCAATCTGGTGTATCTCCATTACCCCCAGCGCCTTGAGCGGATCCACCTGATCCACCCGTTGCAAAAGAGGTGCTTGCCGCCCGCTTACCTGGTTGTCCGGCACCTCCAAAGTTACCACCATCACTGACGTCACCGCCTTGTCCACCTTTAGCTCTAATATCTACTCCAGATCCAGTAACGGAACTATCTTCTCCATTAGGGGCTCGACCATTACTAGTCGCACCAGCACCACCTTTACCAACTTTAATGGTTAATTTTGATCCGGGTGTGACAGTGAATTGTTGTTCTTTATATGCGCCACCTTGACCGCCACCGCCAGCATCGGATAGACCACCAGTGTCGCATCCGCCGCCGCCGCCACCACCAACAACTTGTGCGCCCATTGATGTGACTCCATCTGGAACTGTAAAGGAGAAAGTTCCAACAGCAAAAAATTGTTGAAATACGTCTACTAAAGGTACGGGTGTAGGTGTTGGTGTAGGAGTTGGAGTTGGTCTTGGTGTTGGTCTTGGTGTAGGAGTTGGTGTTGGGGTTGGTGTAGGAGTTGGGTTTGGTGGTCTTGGTACGGGTGGTACGGGTATGGGTGTTGGGGTTGGTGTAGGAGTTGGTGTTGGAACTGGTCCTGGAACCGGTATCGGTGTGGGTGTTGGTGTTGGGACTGGATCTGGTGGTGGTGGTGGGATTGGAATTGGTACAGGTACAGGTATTGGTGATGGTGCTGGACCTAAAGGTATTCTCTGTGGTGGATTTGTTATTGTCTCCGATGCTGGCTTTGTTTCCGTAATTAATGCATTTTCTTTTTTGAAATTTCTTATAGTTCCTACAGTCTCTTGAGTTGTGTTTATAGTGCCCTGAGAGAAGAAAGAATCTTCTGCTAAAGAAGTTAAATCTCCGGGAATTACAATATTGGATGCATCAGTGGTTAGTCTGAATATTTTTTCTCCAGTTTCAAACCTTGGATTTGTTGCTATATTTGGATTTGGAACCCACAATAATCCTTTAACATTTCCGGCAGAATCTGTTACCAATCTTATATTAGTTACAGTAGCCACAGCACCACTAGACTTTCCAACCAATCTCATGCCAACATTTATATATCCATAAAAGTTTCCTATGGTTAAATCGGAGAGACTAAATGTATCTACATTAAGTATTGTTGATGATGCACTATATTGTTCTTGAAGAGGTTCTCTAGTATAAACATTTGTTCTATAAACAGATGATGGATTGTCAAATGGACCTTTAAAATGGTTCTGTTTTGCTGCTCTGAATCTAATAAATGGTGCTTGTGATTGTCCAGGAAGTGGTGGAATTTGTCCCTGTCTATCAGTTTCTATAACCTCTCCAGTAATAAAAGAACCACTGACCATTGATATTTCAATTAGTTTTGGTATTATAAAACTAGAAACATCTCTGTTATCAAAGAATGGATATACTCTAGCCGATGGTTTTAATTTTTTAGATATAAATTCAATATTTCTAGATCTTAAATAAGTTGCAATTTCAATCTTAACCGTAGTTGAATTAAATGAAGTGGGAGTATCAGTGAATGTTATTCTATTACTTGTTCCAATTCTTGTAGAAGTTCCAACTCTATCCGTTGCAGTAACTACATCTTGGAACCATTGTCCATTTTCTTGGAATATTGGACTTCTAGAAACTTCTCTAGTTGTTTGTGAAGTCCAATTAAATACGGGTGCTCCAAACACAGTTGGGGCCCATCCAGTGTTTGGATCTGGTTCAAAAGTTAACTGCACAGAAACATTATCTGTCCTACCTTCAATTACACCAATATCTTTTTTATCTAGTGATACTTGATCTAACCAAATATCAGAAGATGGATTTAAATCCAAAATTCCCTTGAAGAAAGTAACAAGGTATGGTGTTACATTTTCAACACGAGTAGCAAATGATTGCCTAATTTCTTCAGTCTCAATAAAATCTAAAGTTAATAATCCTCTTCCAGTAGATTCTGGATTCTGAGATCTTCTAACATTATTTCCTATGATATTGCCACTAAATTGAGAGTCTTCACCTTCAGATAAATTTATAAAACTTCCACTATTATTCAATAAACCTAAACTTAAGTCTAAAGATGTTTGGTAAACTGAGGTTCTTAGTTCTGATGTATCCTTTTTAATAGAATTTTTGAATATTGATGATCTATATCTTTCATTACTATATTGAAGATCTATTGTTGTAAAATCATCAACAAAAAATCCTGATTTGAACCTATCAAGTCCCAAATTATCTTTGATTTGCAGAGATGATGTGCTAGTTTCCAACAATGAGAGGGAGGTATAAAACTCTAGATTTTTAATTCTATCCTCCAACAACTTAATGTCGCTCATCCTATATCTCTTGTTCTCAGTAAGCTTTATAGAAGCTGACTGAGTATCGCACATATATGCGGGCAAAGTTATTGTGGCAATTTCAATTGCACCATCAATTGGAACTGGTGGTAATGGATTATCCGCAGCATCACCTAACTTAACTTTTATTTCCCCATCTTTAGATAAGAAAATTTTATCTATTCTTGACAGATAATATGAATAATCTACTAAAATAGTTTCATCTGGGGCAAGTAAAGATAAACTATCATTTGAAGAATTTGTTAGACCTCTTCCAAAAAATTCAAAAGGAGATCTTGAATTTTCTGATGGAGTATAATTTGAAACTCTTGGTCTAGAGTCTAGGAGATTTATGTTGGAAATCTTATTAACTGTTGGGATTTCACAATAGTCAAAGAATTCGTATGAATTTTTTGTGACAATATTTCCACTATCAGAATCATTAAAGTATGCTCTTTCAAATACGATTTTTATTTTGCGAGTAGGTTCTTTGAATGATGATTTTCTAATTAATCTAGAATAATCATATAAAGTTCCTCTTTGACCATTATCAAATGTATATCCTGAAGTAATATTTGTAGACCTATCGGATGTAACTTGTGTTAGAACTCCTCTTACACCAGATTCTTTAAACTCAATTGTTTCACCAATAATAAGATTAGAATTGTTTATTTGAACATATTCAAACGTTCCTGAAGCTGAAGATAATTTCTTTACAACTAGTCCTATTGCTTTACTTTCTGAACCTATAAATTCTTCACCAACAATCAAATCTTGAATAGTTTGACTTGCCCCACTTAAATTGCTTACAGCAACTGTTGGTAGAACTGGATCTGCAGTTGAGTTTGATTCATAAACTCCATAAATTTTTGTTATATCTGGATATAACAAACATACTTCTTGGTCTTGAACTCTGGTTCCATATGCATAATTTCCAAAGGTCAGACCGTCATTTAAAGTAGTTTCTCCAGCACCTACATTTATTCCAGAACCTTCATATTTTGATTTATCTAATACTATAGTTTCTACTTTATTTTTTAATTTTGTTTTACTGGTGATTCTGCTAACTTTAACAGTTGCTATCAAAGATGCTGGACCATTTACCGACAAATTGGTTAATGTTAACTGCCTTGCATTAACTGATAGATTTGAAAAATTACCGGCAGATATGGGAACTACAACACCACTATTAGTTACTAAAGAATATCTTTCCTCGTCAAAAGAATCAAAAGATTCATTTGATGGTAAAATTGGAGTTATAAAAACTCCTGAAGATATTGTTCCGCTAAATTGCTTTTTAATTTTAATTTGTGATTCTGAAAGATCGACATCAGCAATCTTATTTTTTGGTAAAACTGTATATAAAGTATCATCTTGTGAATTCTGATACCTTGTGCTTAATACTATAAGGTTTGATAGAGTTTGTGTAGAAGATGGTAGTCTACCATCAACAACACCAGAAACTGTAGCAACTCCAACTACAGTTATATCATTTGCTCTAGCCGATATAATCTTAGCATAAGTTAATTTATTATTTTCTGGATTGACAAAAGCTACCAGATCATTTGTTTTTACTAATTTGAAAAATTCAACTTGAGGTGATGATATTGTGCTTACACCAACAAATGATGAATAACTAGTAATACTAACAATTCCGACTGAACGGTTTATATCTTGAATAACATCAGCAGTAAAAGTTCTTCCCGATCCAACATTTGAATATACTGACTTAATATCATTAACTTTATAATCAACTACTATAGTAGTCACTCCAACTTGTTCTGTTCCATCAAATATTAGTTTTTCCCCAGGAACAAAGGTTCCATTTGTATTATATGCTGTTATAATTCCAGAATTTACAGTATCAAATCTTAAAAATCCTGTAGCTCCACTAGATTTTCCTCTAATTTGAGTTGGCACGGACAATGAAATTGGTTGATTATAATAAAGCTCAGTAAATGTTTGAATATCAAATAATGATAAATCCCATTGATTGCTTGCTGGAAAATTTGAATCAAATCCACCATTTTCTAAAGCAACATCATAAACTCTAGCTACACCAATTTCTTTCCCTGGAGATTGACTTCTAGAAGATCCAACTCTTTCATTTCTTAAACTTACATAAGAATTTGTGGAGAATCCTATGTTTGGTAATCCATACAAGTTGTTAACCTTCAAGGTTGATCCAGTATTGTATGGAATGGCTTGATTTGTTATTTCCTTTGTCGATCTTGGTTTAGCAAAATCTACAAACTTAATCCCAGGAACTGAAATTTCAAATCCCTGCACATATGCTTTTCCTGGAGAAATTTCATATACACCTAAATCATCGGTGGCAGTATTTCCATTAAAAGTTTTTGTATTTTCTTTATAAATTCCCTGATTTCCTTTGTAATTGTCTACAGAATCTTTAACAGAGACTTTGAAAGGAGTTACATAGTAATTTCCTGACTCATCATAAGTCCTTCTCGCTAATTCATCCCCAATTTCGTTGAACTCAACACGTTTTCTTGCAGTTTCAACATTTCCATTTCTAACAATAAATTGGAGAATAAAATCAGAGGGATATACGTTACCTACAACTATTTCTCTTTTTTCTAATTTCGCTGTGATTTTTAATCTATCTGCTCCTGGAGCGGAAAAATTTAAAAATCCTCTTGAATTATCATTCAAAGATTCATCATCATTTGAAGTTACTATCTCTTCAAATACTCGCAATCCTACTGCATAAGTTGGATTAATACTTCTAGGTTCTAAGATAATAAGTTGCTCTGGGACATCTACTAGAAATCCTTTTATGAAGAATACACCCTTCTGAATTCCATATGCAGATCCAATTACAGAGGCATTTGTTTGTAATGTTGAAGCAAATCCAGATCCAGCTGGAATTGATGATATTCCCTCTTCTGTAAATGCAATATTTGTATTTGCTGATAATATTTCACCATCAAAAAAGGTATTAGAATCTCTTACTGAAGAAGAATTTCTATATGCAACATAAATGATTGGATTTCCAGTAGGATTTTCTGGATCTGTTGACTTCAAAACATATCTAACTGATGCTGAAACATTTGAGTTAGATCCTGTTATAGTTTTTCCAATTAAGTTTGGTAAATATGAGTCTACAGGAATTCCCTGATATACTCTTTGAATTTGTATGCCAGTAAAGCTATCAAAAAACGTTCCTTGTCCACCAGTAACTGCAGATCCTTGCTTTAAAACATTAGATCCAAGTTGTTCTATTTGATTTTGTAGAATTGACTGTGTTGTAGTTAATTCCCTAGCCTGAACTGGATATCCGGGTTTAAAAAGAACCTTATAATAGTTCTTTTCTCTGTCAAAATCATCAAAATATGGAGAAACGTTGAGATTAGTATCTTGTGGCATAATTCTTAGAATTGCAAAATAATTTTAATATCTTCTTTTTGATTTAATGATCGAGAAATAGAAGGTCTATTGTCGACATAAATTATTTCTCCCGAATAATACTCGACTTCGGGGTTTGATAGACCAGATTGGAAAGTCTGTCCGAGATAATACGTATTGTTATTTATGGCTAATGTATCTCCAGAAAAAATTGCGTCTACGGATCCAGAAGTAGTTTCAAAATTAATAATATTTTGAGAATTGAATTGAACCAAACCTATACCATAAGATGGATTTGGATTTATAATTCCATCTGTCGTAAATCCAACCTGAGTCCTATCTTGCCAATACTTTAATACTCCAGTTGGTTTATCGTAAGAAACGACTCTTCCAACAGCAGTTATTCCAACTCCAACAGTTTGTGTGAAAAAAGAATTCTCTTTTACAGATACCGTTTCATTATCCGGTGCTTTTATTTTTATAGCACCTACAGCACTTGCCTTGCTCTTATTCAATTCTGCTGTTGAATCATAAGAAAGTGGATTTTGAACTATTCCTATCCTTGCAATTTTGTTATTAACAATAAAATCTGGATCTTGAACATCGTTTTCTATTCTTGAATAAATGAGAACATTCTTTGCACCAAGTTCTCTGTAAATATCTGCTCCATGCCCACCTTTAGGGGGTATGATCACTTCAAACTCTGGTGGAGTGGACAAATTTAAAGTGCTGTTTCTCAGATCAACAATACCATATGTGTAACCAGATCCACCACTGGTTATAAAAATTCTTTCAACTTTTCTATCTGTTCCGATAACTATGGCAGCCGTCGCACCAGTTCCATCTCCCAAGATTGGTATATTGCTATATGTTCCAGGATCTCCCAAATCTGTACCAAAATTTTTGACTAATATTGTTTTTAGTTGTCCGCTTCCACTAGATGGTAAAGCATTTTCCCTTACTTCCTTGTAGTCATTTGATGTAAACCAATCAATTGGAACAGGAATATAATTTGTAGAATCAAATTTTAAAACCTCACTTGGTTTAATTGTGTATAAGTATTTCCAAATATAACCATCTCCGCTTGTTCCGGCAGATCTTGGTTCTAAATCAACAAAAGTTGGTTCATCTAGTGAAGGTCTTCCCTTTTCATTTTGGGGATCATAACCATTATTTAAGCATATGTAAACTCTAAAATCTTTATTAATTACATAATATTTTGATGAATACAAACTAGTAGATTCTGTGGCAAATGAACGGGAATCAACACTAATTTTGTGGTGATACATGTCATAAGTTGTGCCAGATTGCCAATCATATTTTCTTATAACAGGTCTCACATCTTCAGAAGATATTTTTTTCAAAGAAAACATAGTTTCCCAAACTTTATTTTCTTCATCAAAAGAATCCCTAAATGCTGGGGGATTTGTATTCCAGTCTGTAGCATATTCTTCGGGATTAGAAAGTCCTGTAAACAGATAATAACTATCCCTAGAAGTTTTAATTCTGTCAATAAAATCCAGAGCCGTTGATATTCTAAATTGATCAGTTATGATTGCTGACATTTTTTCTTCTTTTATTTTATATTTATTAGAAAATGAAAAAGATTATGCCCAACCGCCAATTGCAGCAGCAGAACCAGTAGTATCAAGTGATTGAATAAGCATATAATTTAGTGCTGCTGGCACTGTGGACGTGCCAGCACTCAATAAGTTTGCACTTAAACTATATGAAGGTATAAAAGTTCCTGCTGTTGTAATTCTCAAAATTCCGGTGATATGAGAAATATAAACACTAGATGCTGTGGTGCTAGTATTTCCAATAACATTATCACTATTGAGAACTACTCCATTCAAACGATGCGCTGAGGATGTTCCTGCATCAGCACCAGATCCTATAGCATGTCCACTAAAAGTTCCTACCGCAGTGCCAGCACCACCAAATCTAATTCTTAGTGCTGCAGAAGTAGTTGAAGTTGTTCCTCTTGTTGCTGAAAGATCCATAGTCACATAATATGTTCCAACTTGTAAAGTGATTGTATCATTTGCTGAAGGAAATAATACTTGATTAGATGATTCTGCGCCAGTTGTTAAGTTAGTTCCAGCGCCACTTGTGTAAACTGTAGTTGGAATTGATGCTCTTCCAAAACTTGTGTCTGGAGTAAAGTTTAACGTTCTTCCATCATACTCAACTGCACCAGTTTCAATGCCAGATAAATTAGTTCCGCGAGTAAATTTTAGTGGAGCAGTATTCGCTGTTGCAGTTCCTGCTTTTATATTGATTGATGCTGTTGGATTTATTGTTCCTATTCCAATATTATTGGTTGTAGCATTAACAAATAATGTATTGCCATTGACTACTAAATTACTAGTAATTGTTGCTACACCAGTAATATTTGCATCACCAATAATATCAAGTGCTGATGTTGGATTTGTATGACCAACTCCAAGATTGCCAGAAACATAACCACCACCAGTTACCTGAAGTCTTTGTGCCGATGTTCCTGTTGAGGTTGCAGCACCTATTAATACTGGTCCATTTCTAAAGGTTGAAATTCCAGAGACACTTAATGCCGCCCCAACGACACTGCCAGTAAATTCTCCATTACCAATAACATCAAGTGCTGATGTTGGATTTGTGTGACCCACTCCAAAATTACCAGAAACATAAGCACCACCAGTAACTTGAAGTCTTTGAGATGCGGTTCCTGTAAGTGATGGCGCAACTCCAGACCCACCAATTAAAACAGCATGGTTGGTAGTGTTTCCTGGAGAATATAAAGATAATAATGGGCCAGTTCCAGCACCACTATTTCCATTCCAGAAGTTTAAATAATTATTTCCTTCACTTCCAAAATGCCAGTTTTGTGCTGCAGTTGCACTTCTACCTAATTGAATAAGTCCATATCCACTTGTTGTGCCATTGGATATTCTTAATTGTGGATCACTAGCATTAATAATTTCCAAAGCAGTTCCAGGATTTGTGGTTCCTATTCCAACATTATCACTAATATAAGCACCACCAATAATTTGAAGATCTTGATTTACAGTTCCGGTGCTTGTTCCAGTTCCAATAAGTACAGGACCATTGGTAAATGTAGAAACTCCAGTTACCTGCAAATCACTAAAGTTATTTGGTGCTAACTGTATAGAACTTTCAATTGTTGCTTTTGTAGTTGCATCCAATGAAGTAATATTTTTAAGCTGTCTTGCAGAACTAATAACTTCAGTTGATCCTATTGATAATGAACCAACCGATGAAATTCCAGTGTAATTTAAGTTTGTACCAGTTAATGTAGTAATGGTTCCAACAGTGCTATTTAAAGTAGTAATGGTTACTGCAGTGCCAGTTAAATTAGTAATGGTTCCCGATGATCCAACTATATTTCCGAATAAAGATGTTGCAGTCAGTATTCCAGTAACATATTGATTTCCTGAAACATATAATTCTGATGTTGCGTTTGTGGTTTTTATACCAACATATCCCTGTGCATTTGTTGAAATTATTGTTTTTCCAACACCAACGCTAAGATCAGTTCCATTACCCAAAGTGGAATAAATTTCATTGAAATTTGAATTTACTTTACCAGCTCCTGCCAATAAAGTATCACCATTTCCATCATTTGGATTAATTCCAGTACTAATTAATGACTTAGACATTTCTAAAGATCTTTTTTAATATTTATTAGATGTTTATGTGTAGTTTTTATATCTCAGAGGATTAAATCTTTCAATTGATGGATTTGTTGTTAGTCCAGTAACCCCATTAAGTGTATATCCTACAAATTCAATTGGATTTTTTCTTTGTGGAACTAAAATTCTTCCCCAACTATATTGACCAAATATTCTGCTATCTAATCCACGATTATCAAATGTAACTAATGTGGAATCAAAAGTCACATTATTATCATCAAAAGAAATTATATCCGGAAATTCAACAGTTGATAAATCTTGAACTCTTGTTTTAACTCTGGTCACGTAAGTAACTCCAACTCCCGGAATATCCCTTTCTAATGGCAATTGTTCATATACTTGATATATGTTATCAAAACAAGTAGTTCCAATTCCGATTATAGTTCCACCATTTGTCAATGAAATTGATCCACCACCAAGATTGGAGTTTCTAACAGTGAAGTAATATCCAGTTTGAATTCCGCTGATTGAAATTGGGTTATCATTTAATTCACCATCTCTCAAAGGTGAATTATATGGAATTAGGAGATCCATGTAAAAATATGATCCAGTTGTTCCCATACCAACAACTTCACCATAGTCTCCTTCATATGCAACATTACTAATAACCTCAGTCTTCGTGGTTGGTGGTGATATCAATATAAGTGGTGGATTAACTGAACTTACTCTAAAGATAATATTTGCAGAGAGAAGGGTATTTCTATCAAAATCATTTAATTTTTCATTATCAAATTGATCAATAAACAGTTCATCACCAACAACATATCCATTTCCCTCATCAATTATTTCAAAGTAATTGACAATATTTTGCTCAATTCCAATGTTTATTGTTGCACCCCTACCCAAACCAGTAGAAGAATTTAATTTTGCTTTATAATAAATGTTATTTTGTTTTGCTGTGCTTATGCCAGATGGGAATCCGGATCCATTAGATACAAGTTTAACATTTGATATTGGACCATATGTATATCCAAGACCAGGATTCGTAACAGTTATTGAATTAACGCTTCCAGCAGATATTGATGCTGTTGCAGTTGCTTTAAAAGTAGATCCTATACCAAATGGACTTTGTATTGTAACAGATGGAGCACTTTCATAACCCCTTCCGCCATTAATAATATTAAATGATGTTATAGTTCCAGAAGACGATACATTGCAAGTTGCAGATGCGGAAACTAAGATATTTGATGATGTTATTTCTATTTTATCCGTATAACTTGATGAAGTATTTTCCGCATCCGAATTAAACAAATTACGGACAGATTCTACAAATATTTCTGTCGAACCAATTCCAACTGTTTGTATAATATTTGTAGTTGGTGATATTAATGGTTCATAAGAATCTCTATTTTTTAGAACCTTATTACCATTAATAATTCTATCTTCGGTTTGTTTACACCAAATAACAGGTCTAGATACGGATGAATTTATACCAACTCCAGAATATAATGTAGTTAAAGCACGATCTGATGATATTATATCAGAAATTGCTCTTTTCTTCTGTCTTAAATTAGAATCATCACTTGTAATTATTATGTCATCTCCAATTTTTATAGTCTCTAATATATCAATAAATTGAGTATCTACTGAAGATGTTCCCCTATAGAATAGGATATAAGATTTATCACCCAACTTAGGTGCTTCTTTAAATTTAATAATACTACCGCCACTAAAAGTATAAGATTCATTTGGAATTTGTATAACATCATTAATTACAATTAACAATGTTGATTCAATATCAATATTTGAACCCTTTCTGGATCTAATTGACACCACATCACCATCTAATCTCAATGAAAATCTGGTTCTAGAACCATCAAACAATTCATCTAGAGGGTCTAAGATGTCAATATCGCCAACGGACCAAGCGGAAAACTTATCATTATAAATTTGATCTACAGTTAATTGGAACTCAGTGAAAGATTTTGATGGATCTGTTGAAATTCCTAGTAAATTATCACTATCAGTAGATACTGTTAGAATATCTCCCTTCTTATAACCACTTCCGGAGTTAGATAGTTCAAATTCTAATATTCTATCTTGACCCATTTCTATATTAATATATGCATTTGTTCCAATGCCTGGGCCATTTGGTGAATCTAAACTGTATTTTAGAGGTATGTTTGTATAAGGAATGGGTGACTCAAAAATAACTACTGGTGGCGCAAATTCTTTGATTTGTGCTGTTGTTGATGATGCTATTTGATATGATGTTGTGCTTGATGCTGATACTAGAACTGCGGTTGATCCAATTCCAACAATTTCTGCCAATGGAAGAATAGTTCCTATGCCGATATAGTCGCCAACAGATACCCCGTTGAGAGATGTTAGTGGTATGATAGTGCTTCCTATAGAAACTATTGAAGACGTAGTTGTTGCATATTTTACTGGGAAATTTGTATAGGAAGAACCGGGATTAGTTATGGTAACGTTACTAGAAATATATCCACCAACTGAAGTAGTGAATCCTAGGTGTGTGGGTTCCTGTAAAGACCTTGAAGTAACTATTCCAATATCAATCAGAGAAACTTTTGGATCGTTAAGAGATACCACTACGCTTGTTGCGGTAGTTATAGCAACATTGACCGTTGCTCCAGTGCCAATTTGAATATAATTTGTACCAAATCCTACTATTGATTGGTTTTTAATCAATGACCCAATACTGATTGTATTACTATTAGAATATGGGAGTTTTTTAAATAATGAATTTCTATTATCAATGAAAATTGTTGATGATCCAGCACTAACTGATTGACTTACCTTTGTGGTAATTTCGTATTCTAAAGATTTTCTATATCCAGAACCACTGTTTCCAATACTAATATTTTGAATTGTTCCCGATAAAGAAACAACAGGAGTAGCTCCAGCGGCAACAAGAGGTTGATATCCAAATCCTCCCTTAGATGAGACAGATACAATTACTCCACCAATCGGAATGTTAGTCACATTAATGTCAATTGGATTTTGTTCTGTCCCCGATTTATCAAACAACAATGTTGTTGTCTGTGAAGTTCCAACAACTCTATAGTTTCCTCTGGGGTCAAATATTTCAGTTTTTTGTGGTATTTGGAATATATCCTTAATTAAAACTACTACATTACTAGTTGATAATCCAGTTGCGTTTTCTCCACCAACTTTTAGTATAAATTCTTCTTTTATTCCAGTGAATTGATCCGAAATATTATCAAATATGTAGTTTGTGGTGTATGTTTCTTGAGTAGATCCTATTGCAGCATTTCTTAAAAATACTCTTCCATGGAAACTTGAACTTGAAGTTATTCCAGTCCAGTCAAGGTTATCGGCAGATCCATCTGGATCACTTTCTGGAATTTTTCCAAAGGGAGCACTTTCAAAATAAATCTTATTTCCAACAATATTATAGTTTCCAGAAATCTTACTTACTAAGGAACCTGAAGAGTGTGTTGATATGCTGCTTCCCAGAGTGTTTCTGTCTACTAATAAAGTATTTGTGCTGCCAATTCCAACTGCTCTAATCTTTAGAATTTCATTGTCAATCTTTATAAAGTCTGCAGCAACAAAATTTGTAGAATCATTAACTTCAATCTTAATGTCTTTAAGTGCTACATTAGCGGCTAGTGTAGTTGTTGAAGCAGTAGAAGCAATTGGAGTTTG